TCGATTTCAGTTACAACAACTCACACAGTTGTACAACCTAAACACCCTATCGAGCCATTCGGTACAGTCTCAGGCGAAACTTACACAGACTGGACAACAGACACAGCAGTGCAGAATGCAGCTCTTATGATTTCGGTAGATATTTGGCAGGCACGCACAGCTACTCTGGGTGGCTCAAACTTAGTAGATTTTCAGCCCTCACCATACAGAATGTCCGCGCAGCTCTTGGCGAAAGTGCGAGGGCTCATTGCTCACGCCCTTGATCCGCGTTCGATGGTCGGATAATGCCAGTTGCTCTCACTACTCTTAGAACCACGATTGCGACTGCTTTAGTCGATAACTCTAAGTGGCAAACCTTTGCATTCCCACCAGCAACAGTTTTGGCTAATTCAGTCATCGTTGCACCTGATGATCCATATCTAGAGCCAAATAACAATCAACACAACACCATTGCTCCAACTGCTAATTTTAAGATAATCATCACCGTTCCTTTATTCGATAATGAAGGAAACCTCAATGGAATTGAAGATGCCTTAGTTGGCGTGTTCAACAAACTCGCAGCATCTTCATTAGTTTATAATGTGGGTGCAGTAAGCCAGCCAAGCGTTCTCAGCGCAGCATCTGGTGAATTGCTTTCTTGCGAGATGTCCTTATCCGTTCTAACCACCTGGAGTTAATATGTCCGAATGGGAACTAGAGAATGAAGCCTTCCTGAAGAAAATCGGGCAGGTTAGCACACCAGCACCAAAGCCAGCATCTACTAAGAAAGACGAGGAATAATCCTAATGGCTGTATTTCTGAATAACAATGTCGGCGTTAAGATTAACACCGTTGATCTAAGCGACCATGTAACAGCAGTAACAATCAACCGTTCATTTGATGAACTCGAAGTAACAGCGATGGGTGACAACTCACACAAGTTCGTTAAGGGCTTGGAAGCATCAACAGTTACAATCGACTTCCTCAATGACACAGCATCAGCAAATGTCCTTGCGACACTTCAAGCTGCATGGGGAACAACAGTAACCTGCGTATTCCTACAGACAAAGGGAACAGCAGTTTCTGCTACTAACCCTCTTTACACAGTTTCATTGTTAGTCAATAACACAACAGACATCAACGGTGCTGTTGGCGATATTGGTACACAATCAATCACATTTACTGCGAACTCAACCATTGCAGTAGCCACAACAGGTACTTTCTAAACAACTAAACAAAGGGGCACAGCATGGCAAAGTTAAAAGTAACAAGGGCAGATGGATCAGTTGGGGAATACCCAATAACTCCATTGGTGCAGTACGGTTTCGAGATTTACGCTAAGAAGGGCTTTCACAAAGCGTTCATCGAAGACCAGAAGCAAAGCGATATCTTTTGGCTTGCTTGGGAATGTATCCGCCGTTCGGGTGAAACTGTTAAGCCATTTGGAGAGCAATTCATTGAAACCTTGACAACAGTCGAGGTCTTAGATGATGACCCTTTGGCTTAGGGCGAGACTCGATCACCTACCTGATTGCTAAATTAAGCGTCAGGCTCGGGATCTCGCCACAACAATTATTAGAGCTAGATGAAGTAATGCTAAAGAACCTAATCAAGGTTCTACAGGATGAAGCGAAGGAGGCGAGAGATGCCAGCAAGCGTAAAGGGCGGCATTGAACTCCGAAAGGCACTTCGTAACTTTGCTCCAGACTTAGCCAAAGAAACACAAAAGGAAATTGCTAGTTATCTCAAGCCTGTTGTAAAAGAAGCTAGAGGTTTCATTCCTTCTCAATCGCCGTTAAGCAACTGGGCTAGAGAAGGTGGCAAGTTTCCTGTATTTAACGCAGCAGTCATGAGGCGCAGCATTGGTTATAAGACGACTCCATCAAAGGCAAACTCAAGAGGATTTAGAGCGTTAGCACAGCTTCGTAACATTTCAGGCGCAGGCTCAATCTATGAAATAGCAGGGCGTAACGCTCCAGGCAATAAGCCTTCATCACGACCTAACTTTGCTCAATCTTTTCCACCAATGAAAGGCAAAGCAAACGAACAAGGTCGCGCTTTGTATGCTGCTTGGGAGAATGACAAAGGCAAAGCGACCTTAGCAGTTGTAAGAGCTATTGAAAATGCAGGAAAGACTTTTAACAGAATGGTAGGCAATCGCTGATGGCTAAAGTCGTTATAGATATTGCAGCCGAATACACAGGCAATAAAGCATTCAAGCAAGCAGAAACGGCTTCACAGAAACTTGAGAAATCCGTTGCCAAGTTAGGCAAGCAACTTGCTGGAGTCTTTGCTGCATCTAAGTTATACGCATTTGGTAAAGCATCAGTTAAAGCATTTGCAGAAGATGAGAAGGCTGCACGATCACTAGCCTTAGCCCTAGCCAACACAGGCAACGCCTTTGCTTCAATCGAAGTTGAGAAGTTTATTGGTGATTTACAACGCGCTACTGGCGTTCTTGATGACAACCTTCGACCAGCCTTTAGAACCCTTCTTACAGCTACAGGCGATGTTAAGAAGTCACAAGATGGTTTAGCTTTAGCTCTTGATATTGCGGCAGGTACAGGCAAAGATTTAGGTGCTGTTTCTATGGCACTTGCAAAGGCTTATGGTGGGCAGACAACAGCCCTTAGCCGTCTAGGTGCAGGCTTATCTAAAGCCACTCTCGCATCTGGTGACTTAGATTTAATTACTAGCGAACTAACAAAGAAGTTTTCAGGTCAGGCATTAGCTGCTGCCGAAGGCTATTCAGGAGCCATCGCCAAGCTTACAGTTGCATCTAATAACGCCAAAGAGATTATCGGCAAAGACCTTCTAGATGCCATGCAGATGGTGGCAGGAGAAGAAGGCATTGGCGGAGCAACAACCGCAATGGAAAGTTTTGCCACTCAAATTGGTAATGCAATCTATGGCATCGGTGTTCTTACAAAGGCAATTAAGTCTATACCAGGTGCAGGATTCATTGGTGATGTTTTAGCTGCTGGTACTCAGATTTCAGGAATTGGACTTCTTTCAAGATTAGGTGCATCAAGCAAGGCTCGTTCAGCAGGTACTCCAGCCCAATCGCCTGGACAACGCAAAGCCATCGATAAAGCCAATGCCGATGCAATCAGACTCCAAAAGTCCAAGAACACTTTATCTAAGATTGATAACGACAATACTGCTAGAAAACTCGTTCTCACAGGCGATCAGTTAGCCCTTCTTGAACTAGAGAAAAAATTCGATGTAGAGCGCATTGGCTTATTTGCTGCCATGAATCAGGCAACTGATGGTGAAACAAAGATGCGCCTTCTATCTCTCATTGCTATTCATGACCAGAATGCAGCTCTTGCTGGACAGATTAAAAAATCCAATGAAGCATCAGATGCTATGAAGGCTTTCACAGATGCCATTAGAGCATCCATTAGAGCATTGTTAGATAAGATTGCTGCTGAACAAGCAAAACTGGATGCAATACTTGGTGGCGGTGGAGGCGGTGGCGGTGGAACTGGTGGCGTTTCTTCCATATTTGACACTAATGATCCAAACGCAATATCTGGTGGATTGCCTGGTTCAATTCTAAGTATGCCATTTGGAGCAGGTACTTTTAGAGCTGCCGAAGCTGCTTCAACTAATATTGTTGTTAATGTTGCAGGAACAGTCACCACAGAACGCGACTTGGTATCAGCCATCACTCAAGGCATTTACAATAATCAGGCTTCCGGAATCCCAATCTCTTACTCGACTGCGTACAGATAATGGCGTTACCAGCAACCCTTTCAGTCAAGATAAATCTATCGGGTGGAGCTTCATTCGGTAACCCGTTTATCTTGGGTACTTCGCAACTGGGCTTTGCTGAGTTAGCTTCTGCCATTCCTGTCATTGTCGATGTTTCTGCTCAGACCACAAACATTTCGACTCGCAGAGGGCGCAACCTTCTCCAAGATAATTACGAATCCGGACAGGCAACTATCAGAGTTGTTGATCCAAACGGTGACTTCAACCCACAGAACACTTCTAGCCCCTATTACGGGCTATTACAGCCACTTAGGAAGATTCAGGCATCTGCTATCTATGGCGGAGTTACTTATGGCTTATTTGGCGGTTACATAACCGAATATCGTTATACCTATCCGACAGGTCAAGAAACAGGTTATGTAACCTTTATCTGTTATGACGCATTCCGCTTGATGTATAACTCCAATGTCACAACTGTTACAGGCGGCACAGCAGGGCAGACAACTGCTCAACGCGTTCAATCTATCTTGACCATGATTGCCTGGCCGCCTGCATTCACTAGCATTGGCACAGGTGCTACAACTTGCGTGGCAGACCCTGGCACAACACGCACAGTCCTAGAAGCAATCCAGACTGCTGAGTTTACAGAACAAGGCGCGTTCTACATTGATGAGAATGGCGTAGCAACCTTTAAGGGCAGACAGTTCGTCTACGATGCACAAGCTGCTAGCCCAACAGTATTTAACCAAAATGGCACAGGAATCAACTACGCTGGAATTACCTTTGCACTCGATGACAAAACAATCGTGAACAAGGCAACTGTGACCCGAATCGGTGGCACAGCACAGACTTACTCTGATGCCACATCGATTGCTCAATACTTCACACGATCTATTACAGCCACAGACATGCTCATGCAGACAGATGCCAATGCCCTAAGCCTTGCAACTGCCTATGTCGATTCTCGCAAAGAAACATCCATCCGCATTGAAACAATAACCCTAGATTTAATGACCCCATCATATTCATCAGGCATTACAGCAGCTTTAAGCCTTGACTTCTTCAACACGGTAGACATCACCAATGAGCAACCTGGTGGATCAACTATTCAAAAGAAGCTCCAAGTGCAAGGGATAGCCCACAACATCACCCCTAACACTTGGACAACCACAATCGCTACGCAGGAGGCTTTGCTCGATGTTATGTACTAGAATTGACCCTATGAAAGAGGTGTGCTAATGGCTGTCGGATTCCCAGCAAAGACTACTTACGCGAACGGAGATGTGTTCTCCGCCGATGACATTAACTCGACCAATGGAACAATCAACCTTCTCACTAGCGCACAATACGCCGCTGGCAAGAACCGCATAATTAACGGTGACTTTAGATTCAATCAACGCGGTTTTACAAGCAACTCAACAGACAACACTTATAATTTTGACCGTTGGGTTCAGGCTAATGGTGGCTCAACTGGAACACTTACTATTACGCCTCAAACCTTTACTCCTGGAACTGCTCCAGTATCAGGATATGAGGCTATCAATTATGTGCAATGTGTAACCGCTGCGGGTGCAAGCACTAACACTTTTGCTTTGTATAACCAATATATTGAGGATACAAGAACCTTTGCTGGACAAACAGTTACCCTATCTTTTTGGGCTAAAGCAACAAGCGGAACACCAAAGATAGCAACTGAAATTGGTCAGAACTTTGGTAGCGGTGGTTCTCCATCTGCTGCTGTCTATACCGCTGGTGGTTCAGTTACTCTTTCTACATCGTGGGCAAGATATTCAACAACAATATCTGTTCCATCTGTTGCAGGTAAAACTTTTGGAACAACAGCCAATACATCTTATTTAGCCGCTACTTTGTGGCTGAGTTCAGGTTCTACATTTAATACAAGATCATCATCTATTGGATTACAAAACGCTACTTTCCAAATATGGGGAGTTCAGTTAGAGGCAGGTTCAACAGCCACAGCCTTTCAAACTGCAACAGGAACTATTCAAGGTGAATTGGCTGCTTGCCAAAGGTATTACCAATTTATCGGCGGAACAGCCGCAGGATTTCCCATTGTTGGTGGCAACGCATCAGCTGCATCGCAAGAGTACAGATGGCCAATACCTTTCGTGGTGCAAATGAGAGTTGCTCCAACAATTACTAAAAATGGTACTTGGGCAGTAGGTGTTAGTGGGCAACCTTCAGCAGTATTTATTAACAATCAAGGATTTAGTATTCAGATTACAACAACTGGTTCTGGTGCTACTTACGCTTTTCCTAATGCCACAACAGATACTTTGACTATAAGCGCGGAGTTCTAATGCCAATCTCATATGAAAAAATAAGCACAAAAGAACCTAAATGGGAATACATTGCTCGTACTAATGAAGATGGTTCTATTTCTAATATCCCAATAGATAAAGGCAACTCTGATTATCAGGCATATCTAAAGAGTCTTGATGAAGCCGATTCTCTGTAAAGCAGGGCAACAACTTCGTGAGCAGATTGATGATTCATTTCCTGACCGCGATAGAAAGTCTGATGGTTGGATAGGCGATGCCGCACACTCCAATCGTAAGAGTGACCACAATCCCGATCCGTCTAACGGAATCGTCAGGGCTATTGATGTGGATAAGGACTTCGACTCACGCCCCAGCACAGGTGCTTATATTGCCGACCAAATACGCGAGTGCGCCAAAGCAGGAGATAAGCGAATCTCATATGTTATCTATGCAGGCAAAATCGCATCAGCTAAGAAGTCTTGGCGTTGGCGTCCTTACGATGGGGTTAATCAGCACAATCATCACATCCACATTTCATTCACTAAAGAAGGCGACCAGAACGGTAGCTGGTTTGATATCCCGATGCTAGGAGCAGACAGATGATGCAAGACCTTAAAACAGCAGCAGGCTCATGGGCTAGAGCATTCTTAGTAGCAGTTCTCTCATTAGCAGCAGCTGGTGTTACAGAGCCAAAGGCGTTAATCGCTGCTGGTCTTTCATCATGCTTGCCGCCAATCATTCGTTGGTTAAATCCTAACGACTCAAGCTACGGCATTAAAGCATAATGAGTGCCCTTAACTGGGCGGCTCTAGCAGTTGCAGTTATCTCAATCGTCACAGCCTTTGCAGGATCAATCCGCTGGCTAGTGAAGCATTACTTGAATGAACTAAAACCTAACGGTGGTTCATCAATGAATGACAGATTGAATCGACTTGAAGGGCGTGTCGAAACAATCATTTCTTTATTGGAGAGGTGACAATTTACACATGGCAAGAAAAGCAACTAAGAAGCTAACGGATGAAGGTTATTCGAAGCTAGATGCGTGGGCTATTGGCGTACATGAAATGTATCGTGCATTGCGCCGCGCAGGTTTCCCAGTTGATTTGGCACTTGGCATAGTTACTGAACCTCAGGCT